GTTAATCCTGTAGCTAATTGAGTTGGGTAATAAAACACTTTGTCAATTAAGTAATAATCCGAAGGCAGGGAATAGTTATTGGCGTTTACTCTAGTTAAGAATGCAGTTACAGAAAAACTATCTAATACTTCTTCTAATCCTTTTTTAATATCTGCATAACCTGTTCCAGATAACCTACCTAGTCGATTGTTCTCTTTATTTATCTGAGTATTATACTGATAAAAGTAATCTTCAAATATATCTAGCTGCGCTTGTTTTGCAAAAAGGTTAAAGTCAGCAGGGGAGATATATCCGTAATTGTTTTTATTCAGTATAGAAAGAACAGTATTTCTAACAGAATTTATCATCTAAAATCTTTTATACAAAGATAAGCAAAAAAAAAGAGCCTCTAGTAGTAGAAGCTCTTTTGTGTTGTGTTAGGTAAAATATTATCCTAAAGATATTCCTATTACTTTGTTAGGTAAAACAGATACATCGTGAGAAACATCTGTCCAGCTAGAAGAATAACCTTTAACTATTGCGTCTTCAATCAAGTCTCTAACTGCTTCACTTCCTGAAGCAACTGGAGTGTGTGTTAAAGTAACAACATCAGCTGCTGCTGCTGCTGCGTCATAGGTAATAGTTACAGTGCTAGTGCTAGCTTGTTCTACTAATAAAACTCCTGACCCAGAAACTAATTGGCTATTGCTAACGGTTCCTGAATGAATGAAAAATGATTTTCCTGAAACTATAGGAGCTGTTCCGCCATCTAAAGCTGTTAAAGTAAGATTGTTGTTATCTATTTTACTAGCAACTAAAAAATACTTATTATCTGTAGATTGATGAACAATGTCTCCAACAGAAACATTAGCAAAAACATCACCAGTGTCTGTTAAGTCAGCTGACCCAACAGGAGTAACTGATGTTCCATTCATAATTGAGTTAAATACGGGTACGTTTAAAAACTTCTCCATATCTTAAGCTATTGCAATTCCGCTTACCGCCTGTGGTAAAGAACCCATTTGTAAAATAACTTCAGTCCATTGTTGTTTCAATACTTGAACAACACCATCCTGAATAGCATCTCTCATTTCTTCACTTCCAGCAGATACTGCTGCGTGAGTTAGAGTTACTTTTTTTCCTCCTCCGTAAAATAAAGTAGTAGTTGTAGTTGGATTTGATCCTGAACCATCTCCTACTTCAATTAGTTTAATGTCGTTACAAGAAACTATTTGGTTTTGTTCCCCTGTAACTGGTATACTTAAAAACTTTTGCATTGTTTAAAAAATTAAGTGGTTAATAATCTTACAAAGATAGCCTATTTTTCTAACATATCCTGGAAGGCTTTGTATATCTCAATACCCTCATCTTTCTGGAAGAATGATGCCACTGTCTGTACGTGATCATCTCCAAAAGGAATAGTTAAAAGCTTAGTTTTTTTAGTTTTGAGATTATAATAAACATCCTTACCATTATTTCTTAAGCTTAACAATCCTTTGTCAAATACTTTCACTACAGTATCTTGTAGCTCCAACATTGGGTCATTAAGAGCATCTAAGAAGTCTTCCGGATGGTTTTTAGCAAATAGTATAATGTCTCTTTTTAATTCAGCAGTAGTCAAATTACCTACTCTAAGCTCTAAGAATACTCTACCTAAAGTTTCCATTTGGTCTAAAGTTAATTCAGCAGCTTGCTTAAATGCTTTTGCCTCAACCTCTAAATAATCTACTTCTTTTTGAGCATCTGCTTCTTTGTCTACTTCCTCAAAAACAGAACCATTGTCTGGATGGTAATGTAAAAACTCCTGCAATACAGGATTGTTTTTAGGAACCACTAACATTCCATCTTCAAAAATAACTGGGTCTAATATTACGTTTTTGTCTTGCTCATCTTCAAAAGGACTCTTTTGATTTGATGCATAACGTAAAGGTCTATTGTGTTCACCATCAAAATATAATAATGGCTTTCTTCTTGTGTTTCTAGAATTAATCGTGTGACTTAATGGTTGATGACCGTTTCTCAACTTATACACACGGTCTTTTATTTCTTTCTTTTTTTTCATTTGATTTAATTTAAATTTTAAAAAATAGGAGGGGATTGCTCCCCTCCATAAATTATACTATTATTTGAACAATACGAAATTGTTTGCACCCATAGTACATAGTGCTCTTTCTGATAAGAAATTAACTCTCATCTCATCAACATCGCTAGTAGCTGCACCACCGGCAGAACCAGTAATCCAAGACTTATAACGTCTGTCTTCAGTTTCAGAAGCTCTGTATCTTACGTGTAAGAATGGTCTCTTAGCGTTTCTTCCTAATACTTGGTCATAAACGTTAGTTGAACCAGCTGGCACTAATACACCATCAATAGCTCCACCAACTAAACCACCTCGCATTGTAGGATCGTTAAGATATTTCCAATCTGTCTTGTAGAAATCATATGCTCTTCTAAATCCAGAAAATCCTAGGTTTAATGCCATCTCTTCGTCATTGTCAAACAATCCGTAAGATGAACCACCATTACCATAAGAATTCTGAGCAGCTAACATATCATCAATCTCGAAAGATGTTTGTCTGTTTAAGAAAAGAACATTTTCTTCAATAGCGCCTTGCTTATCTAGTCTTTCGATAATAGAATCGAAATCTCCTAAATTAGTAATAGCACCTGTAAAGATATTACCTCTTGTCTCAATAGCAGAAAATAACCCTTCAGAACCTGTAAATCCTGCGGTTGCAGCACCTGATCCACCTGCAGCGGTTGTTGCTTTAACAGCTTCTACCATTGCAGTTTCTAAGTAATCTTCAAACCTCATTCTTGTTTCGTGCTCTGCTTTTAAATACCATAGGTATCCATTAGCTCCATCTTCAGTAGATACTTCTACCCACCCGATTTGAGCCATATCAGAACCACTAACAGCGTAGTTGTCTTTGATAATAATAGGATTGTTTTCTAGAATAGTGTCAAATGGCTCTAAAGAACCTTCCATTCCAGCTTGTCCTTTTTTAAATTCAGAACCATAAATGAAAACACTTACTTTCTCATTAGCATCTACAGCTGTTCCAACACCACTATATCCACCGTTCTCATAGAAAGAACAAGTAAATGTAGTTGCGCCTGGATTAGCAGCCACAGCAGTAACGACACCTTTATTAGAAATACCAGCATAGCCAGCGTTTCCAGATATCATAACTGTTTGACCTTTTCTAATAGCAATATTAGAAGCAGTTCCAGCGCCAGCCATTACTTGGTTAGCGGGAATTAAAGCATCAGCTACAGTAAAAGTTGCAGAAGTTGCAGCAGCTGCTGCAGGAGTACTTACATCTGTATATTTAATGTGTAATCTACCTTGTTCTGCCCATTTAATAAGGTCAGAATTAGAAGGCATCTCAGCACCTACCATTCTTAAGAAAGAAGAAAGAGTTCTGTTTCCATATCTCTCAAATTCCTTTTCGTATGTGTCTGGCAAATATTGATTTAAAAAATCAAAACTTGTCATATAGTTTGTTGCGGTTGGTACTCTAGTAGCACTTGGCTGTAGAGCAAACCCCGGTATATTTAAACTCATTGTTTTTTGTTTTTAATGTTTAACTTATTTATTTTTTGGTGACCTAATTGTCAATCCCCGCCTAGACGAGGGTGTCGTAGCCTTAACACTAAATCCTTGTTTAGATGTCACCTGCGGAGTTTGCCTCATATCTAAGTTTATATTTTTAGATTTTTTAGCAGACTCATTAACAGCTGATGCCACCCCTTGCTCGTAAAAATACTTTGCGAACTTTTCAGGATTCATTGCCATTGACAACGACTTGTGATATCCAACTACATCCGATATCTCTCCTTGATCATTAGTAAACTTTGATATAAAGTTCATAATGTCAGATTGAGACTTCTTCAGTTCGTTGAAATCGCCAGGAGAATAAACATATTCTTTATCACTGATGTTAAACTTAAAACCTTTAAATTCTTCAGTAAACAATTTATTGGTGTTCTCCTGAAAGCTCTCTGCTCGCTTTTGGGCTAAGCCTTGAGCTTCCTTGGATTTCTCCACTTGTTCTTGATAAGCTTTAAACCTCTGTTGGTCTTCATCAGAAAACGTAGTGCCCATTGACTCAACAGGAACTTTATATTTTTCTTTTTGACCTTCAAAGTGTTTTAAAGCCTTCGCAAGCTCTTTTTTCTTATCTATGCTTTTCTTTTTTATTTCATCTTCTGAATCAACTTCAGGGTCAGTTCCGAATCTAGAATTAAGTAAATAATCTATTTCTTCCTTGTCTAAGCCTTCTTCAACTTCTGAATAATACATAGATAATACTTGATCAGGACTTTCTTTACTATAATCTTTGTTGATTTTAGCAAAGTCTTCAAATCCACGACCAGTCTCTTTTTTATACTGTAAGTAAGTTGCTACATCTGATGGCAACTCTTCTTGCTCTCTTTTAGCAAGTAGGTCATCAATAGAATTAACTTCCTTACTGTATTTCTCTCTAATAAATGAAAGAACTTCTTGTTCACCCATTTGTGGCTTTTCCACTACAGGCTCTTCTTTAATTGGTTCTTCAGCTTTAATAGGTTCTTCTGTTTTAGTTTCGCCTACTTTTACCGATTCTACCTTATTCTCTTCTACACTCTCACCACTTACTTCGGCTTCGTGCTTTTGTAACAACTCTTCCTCTACTTGTGCTTTTGACTTCTGAGGTCCAGAATCGTATTCTTTTACTTTAATTTCCATTTAATTTGATTTTATTATGCAAAGTTACTAATTATTTTATTTATTTTATCGAGGTTCAAACTCTGCTAAATCGAACCCGTCTAAACTATCTTCTTTTGATTCAAAGTTAACTGGAGGTAACTTCTCTTGCCTCTGTTGAATCAACTTTGATTGCTCAGTGTTTTGTTGGCTTATTCTTTCAGACTTGGCATCTTCTCTTTTTTCTTCTCTTTTATTTATTTGACTTTCCTCAACACCTTTTAATTGCATATTAAGTTGGAACTCATATGTCATTAGTTGCTGTTTAAGAGAGGCTTCATTTTTCAACTTCTCTATTTCAAAAGCTACTTCTGCCTGCTTCTCTCTCATTTTCATCTCACCTTGTAACTGTATCTTTTGCATTGCTGCATCTGAAGCCATCTTTTGAGATTGGAACTGAGTTTGTGCAGTCATCTGCTGTTGCATTGCCGCAGCCTCCCTATCAGCATCTTGCTTTCTTTTTCTTTTAAGCTTCAACAACTGATTAGCCATCTTTAAGTTTCTAACCTCCCTAATGTCAATGGCATCCTCTAAACTAATGTCATTCTTAGATAAAGCCATTTGAATGTTTTGTTCAAGCATCGCTTTTTCTTCCTCGTCAGGAGCTACCTCAATAAATATACCAAAGTCATATAGATATAAGTCTTTAATATCTTCTATTCTTTTTACATTGTATTTACCTATTTGATTAGCAAACTCCTCTTTAAAATCAGCATATTCTAATAAATCAGCTATTCTTAAAGATAATCCCTCTGCAAGTGTTCTGCTGATATATAAACTACCTTCTAGTATATGTCTAGTAGCTGTATTAGAATTAAGAGCTGCTAGTTTCTGAACACCAACTAATGCATTTGGATCAGGTGTTGAACCATCTCTAGCCTCATTCAGTCCGGTTACCGCTCTAATCATTCCTAGGTAATGATTGTAATTCCCTATTAATGCAGCCATCTTAGATTGACCACTACTAGTATTTAATTGCTGGATTGGAACTCTAGCATTATTAAACTCACCATCTTGAGTGTAACTTCTACCAACTACACTACCTGTTTGAAAGTATAACCTTAATGCGTCCTCTGGATTATAGGCTTGTCCCGTTCCTAAATCTACTTCACTTAGTCCATCTGCGTCTATAAACACGCCATCTGGAACCATCTTAGCAACTACCTGCTGTAGCTTTAAGTGGCTTATTTGAATTTGATCTGCAAAAGGAATCATTCTTCTAACCAAAGATTCTATATTTCCTTTGTACATTCTTGGAGCACAAGCTACGTAGTTAGGCATAGCGTGTTGAGAAGCTGATTTTGGTCTGACCATATTCTCAGCTAACTCCCACTTTAACATAATATTAGAACCAGCTACCATTATTCCTTCGTACCAAACCTCAATAGTTTTTTCAACTCTCTCAAACTTACCCTCCTTCATCATTTCTTCTGGTGGGTTGAAAGTGTCATCCTTTTCAATCATTCTTTCTCCACCACCTTCTAATATCTTTTTCTTATATACAAACTTTTTAGTAGTCTTGTAGTTGAAATATATAAGTGTAGCTGTGTCTTTAAAAAACAAACTATTCTCGTAAAATCTATTTACATTGTAAGAATCATACCAAGTCTGACTGTATTGAGATATCTTTTTCATATCCTCCCTAGTTAAGTCAGGATCAATCTTAATTAACTCAGCTATTGGAAATGTTTTAACTTCACCCCAATAAAAACAATCTTTAAAATGTGGATCTTCTGTATAGCTATAAACCACGTTAGCTGGGTCTACATAATCTACTTGAACACCACTTCCTGGTAAAAACTGGTGTTTTGCCATACCTACACCAAGAACAGTCATATCATAATCAATTCTCTTCTTGATGTCTTGATAATGATTTTCTTCTAAAACTGTATTAATAGCCTCTTCTTCAGCAATCTCAATAGACGGCTTATATTTTAACTGCATATGTAACTCAAGCTCCTCATTATTTTCTGGAAGCTCTTCTACATCTGTCATAAATGGATTAATACCAAAGGACTCTTGAAAGTCAGAAAAGATATCCTTATTAAGCATATCTCTTTCTACTAATTTCTGGTATTTGTTTCTGTGCTCACTAGATAAAGCATCTTGAGCGTATGCTTTGACGTGAAATAATCTGTTTGACATTCCATTAACAACAATGTCTACAAACTTAGGAAGTATTGGGACAGGAGTCCAATCTAGATTTAGGTATGATAAGTCACCATCAACAGCTAATTCATTCTTGTATTTAGCAACAGATTGTTCACCTCTTGCATATCTCCTTAATTGATTAAAAGATTGAAGCTGACTATAGTATCTACAGCTGCCTCCGCCTTTTCTAAACCACTCGTATTGAATGGCTTGACCTACCTGTAATCCATATTCCATTGTTGCTTTATCAGCATCAGTGGCAAATTGATCTGGAAAACCTGCGGGGTTTATTAATAATTCAACGTCTTTCATTTATTTCAGTAATTCGCTTATATTCCCCTTGTTAGCATATCTTGCAAAGTTAATGCTTATTTTTGACTCTTTTTTGACAGGAGTGTATAAATGTTTTTGATTAGCCATTATGGCTAAACCAGAACTAATTGAAGCATCAAATTTTGTTCTTTTATTAATGTCAAAACGAGCCCAGTCTTCTAGAGTTCTAGTAAAATACATTGATCCCATTTCATCCATTGCCCTAAACTCGCTAACCATATCTAGTCCAACATATTTTTCTATGTAAGACTCAATAGCAGATGCGTGAGATTGTTTTACATCTTCTGAAGTGTTAGGGATGCCACCTAGTTCTCTTTCTGTCTTAGACAGCTTATTAAAACTTTTATCTGGCCTGTTCATACTAAAACCCCTATAACCCCTATTTTTAAAATGATATAAAAGTCTTGGTTTGTTATTTTCACAAAGTATTGGCATACCATAAAACACACAAGCCATTAACACTTCTTCAAAAAATATCTCTGCTGTTTGAGGCCTAGCTACATACTCTAAGAAAAACTCATTACTTGGAGCATCATCCATATTAAATTTAGTCATTCCGTGTAAAGCGCCATTAGAACCTTTTCCACCAACAGTTCCTGATATATCATAACTATCACAACCAAAAGAACCAAGATGCTCATTTCCAGGATAATACTTTCCGTTTCTTAGTTGTTTTTTATTTTGCAATTCGTATTTAGGTATCCAACTAACCAAGAATCTACCTGTCTTATTTGGTGTCCATATTACTCTAGAATCTTTAATTCCATTTTCCCAATGAAAACTACCTCTAGTTAAATATTTAGCTTTCATTAAGCCATCATTGTAGTCTATCTGTTGATATATCTTAGTTAAGTTAAATAACGACTGTTTGCTTTCATCTCTAAATGCGTGAGACTCAGTCCTAGGAAACTGTCTATAAAATTCATTTAATGCATCTGCATCATTTTTTAAAGAATCAACTTCATTCTCCCAATAATTAATAGCGCCTGTAGTAATGTACTCACCATCATTTCCTTGAATAGGTTTGTCTGGAGTTTTTAAAACAGGCATTCCAAACTTGTCTATATATCCTTCAAAATTCCATTCCATAGGAATAAACAAAGAATACAATCCAGATTTAGTTTGACCATTAGCATTTCTTGACTTGGCATCAGAATCGTAATATAGTTTTTTAAAATTAGCACCACCTTTATCTAAAGCGTTGGAGGTTGATCCCATCATACACTTTCCAATAACCTTACTACCTAACCTTAAACAAGTTTTTGTTACACGCCAATTATTAAGTATGTTCTCAGGCTTTTCCCACTTACCACTTTCATCGTGTATTAGTAACTGTAGTTTCTCTCCATCATAGGAGTTGTCAGAAGTGTTACGCCAATCTATTGTGGTATCTAACCCTTCAAGTTCTTGATTATCAGATAGATACATATTACGTTTAGTAATCTTACTTGCTGGAACACGATAGGATAATTCTGTCTTTGGCTTGTCCATACCGTCTTGGATAGGTTTAAAAAAGAAAGGGTAATTATTAGATATAGGAACTATTTTATCTGTAAACATTTTCTTGGCATCTGTTCCAGTTTTAGATAACACTCCTATTCT